GCGCGAGTGATTGGGCTGTATTCCTTGGTGCTGACACTGTGGCCGAAGCAGTCGCTATCCCCGAAGAGATTCGTGGAAAGATACCGACTGACTATGGTCGTAGTCGTGGTATTGCGTTAAGTACTAGCGCCAGTCACTAGAAATAGTGATTTGCAAACTTCGTGAATTCAAGGGATACCCTAACGTAAAGTCGAGGGCAATCTTGAGCCAAGCCGCGAAAGCGGAAGGTGCAACGACTATCCTGTAAAGGAGTAGGAGCCAAGCGGTTCCGAAGCGCGAAGAACCCGAAAGGGTTGTGAAATAGTCTGAACTGTATGGAAAACATACAGCAGTCCGAAAGGACGGAACATGATTAGCGATCATGTTTGAACATAATTGGGTACTACTTGGGAGGCGCTGGCCTCGTTCACTCAACTGCCGCACAGGCCCGCGTGGTTCTGTGGGACAGTGCTGTTTAAGGGGGGTTTAAGTCATGGGACAGTCAACCTCTGGAGTGGGCGTTAAAAGCGGTCTTTCTGATCAACAGAAAATCTCCGCTTCCCACAAAGAACTCGGCCTTGCCTCCAAAGGTAAAGACCAGAAGCCGGTAGGCACTGGTACGCCGTCGAGCGCCCCACGGGGTACTCGTCTGGATGGCGGTCGGTAAACCTGAATGGGGGAGGGCTTCGGCTCTCCCCTTTTCTTTTTGGATGGGGACATGAAAGACAATAAGTATTGGAAACACATCAAGGACATGGATAAGTCATCCATCGTCTGTCGCGGTGAGGATGGAGCGCACTCGGTTGATGATTGGGAAACTGGCGTGGAGTATTCGCAAGAACTCAATCCAACACCGAAGATGTGGTCATTTTCTCTTGCGCCGATTCGTCGAGCGCGGCCACTGAACAAGAGTTAAGTCATGCCTGACGCAGAACACGGGGGAAAGGGGGGCTACGGCGGCGATGAGGGTAATCTAAGTGATGCCCACGAAGGTCAGGTCAGTTCCTACGGTGGAGATGTCATGGGTTCCGGCATGGATGGATGGGATGGCGTAAACCCAACCGATGACCCTTCGGGCCTTGGTTATGGCGCTATGGATGGCTGGGGTTACGCTGGCCAAAATCAGACTGCAATGGATGTCGATTACAGTGCGTATGAGAATCCGGGTACGCAGTTTAGTCCGATGGAGTTTGGGCCTCAACATCAAATGGGGCTTTCAACACAGCAGTTGGGCCATAACGTAACGGTTGATCCGGGCATTTCTTTGTCTACCCAACAACTTGGCCCTAATCCCGCATCGCTCTCGACACAACAGTTAGGGCATAACGTCACGGTTGGTATTGTAGACCCAGCGACAACAACCCTAGAAGCGATTGCACAACAAGAACACGAACAGAGGCAGAAGGAAATTGCACTCTCGACACAACAGTTAGGGCATAACGTCACACTAGGAACGCCCGTAGAAGAAGTTGAAACAAACCCAAATCTTATCAGTCGATTTGATCAAAAGCAGTTCTACTCCGCCCTTGATGATCCAGATGCTTCGCTTGAATCCAAGGACTTGGAAATACGGGGTTTCATTAACCATATCTCTCGGAAAAACTATACCGATCAAGGATTCTTTTCAAAGTTGGGCCTTCTCGGTTCAAAACTCAATCAGCGACAACAAATTGAGCAAATAGAGAATTTCATGGCTAAATCGGGTACTCAAAAAAGTATCGAAGCCTTGAATAAAGCGTATTCCGCGCAGATCAATGAAAATCCGGGTTTCAGATCATTCTTGCCGGGGTACACGGCAATCAATGCATTGATGACAGCGATTGGTTTGCCCGGTCAACACACGCATCCCGCTGTAAAAGCCTTGTACGACAAGATGGAAAAGTTGGGCATGATCGAAAGAACTCGCCCAGAACAAGAATCGTGGACTGAGGCGCAGAAAAAGGCTCATTGCGAAGCAAAAGAAGGTTGGTCGTGGGATTCTAAATTACAGGCTTGTGTAAAGGGTGGGCAGAAGATGCTCTACAACGTCCATACTGGCCAATACGATATTCCCCCCATTTGAAATCAACTTACGTCCCTGAAAAAAATTGGAAAGAATTAACTGATAAAGACCTTGGTGGCGAGCGGAAAAACACAGTTTGCCTTGTTCGATATGGTGGTTTCGGTGATCTAGTTCAAATTTCATCCATATTTCCCTTAATCAAAGCACAGGGGAAAAGGGTCTGTGTCAATGTAACAGAGAAGGGTGTTGACCTACTTCATGGTGACCCGAACGTTGATGAACTTTTAATCCAGAAAACCGATCAAGTTCCGAACAATGAGTTAGGGCCGTATTGGGATAGGCTCGCCCCTCTGTTTGACCGTTTCCATAATCTTGGGGGTGTGATCGAACAGCAGTTACTCTGCCTTCCTGATCAAGATATTTATTGGTGGTCACAGGCAAAGCGCCATAAGAAACTCAATAAGAATTACGCTGAAGCCCTGCACGATGCGGCAGAAGTCGAGCGTCGATTTAAGAATAAATTCTACCCAACTACTTCAGAGAAAAAGTGGGTTAAGAAACAGCGCAAGAAGATGCGCTTGGATGGAGCCTATACCGTCCTGATTGCTTTATCAGGTTCTTCTGTCCACAAGGCGTATCCGTTCATGGATAACGTGATGGCGGCACTACTCGTTACCCACCCCGATATTCGCTTCATTATGGTAGGTGATGAGGCTTGCCAGATACTTGAGGCGGGATGGGAAAAAGAAAAGCGGGTATTCCTGAGAAGTGGTAAGTGGAGTATCAGGGAAACCCTCGCATTTGCTCAACGATGCGACATGGTAGTGGGGCCAGAAACGGGCGTGTTGAATGCTGTTAGTTCAGAGGATTTAGCCAAAATTGTGATGCTTTCCCATTCATCGCCTGAAAATCTCACGAAGCATTGGATTAACACAACCGCACTAGAACCCACAGACGTTGATTGCTATCCGTGTCATCGGATGCACTATGGGTTTAAGAACTGCGATCAGGATGACCGAACAGGTGGCGCTATGTGCGCTGTAAATATTGCCCCCGATGATGTGGTCTACGCCATCGAACAGCACAAAGATATGAAATATGAACTTCCTTCAATTATCGCAAGCCGTTAGGCAAGAAGTCGGTATCTCTGGCACAGGGCCAAGTACCGTCTTAAATCAAGAAGGCCAATTAAAGGTTATTGTCGATTTCGTTGCGGAGGCTGACTACCAGATTCAGAGCCTTTGGCATGATTGGGATTTCCTCTGGAGCCAATACAGTTCCACCTTATCCACCGGAACAAGAGCGCCAGCCACTGCCAAGCCGACTGATCTAGGTAATTGGGATATGCGGTCGTTCTATCTTAATTACACATCAGACGATTCCACACATCTCACTCCGTTGAGTTATGTCGAGTATCGAACTGATCACCGACAAGGCACTGCGACAAATTCGACACCGACCTATGTTGTTGTTCAACCAGATAGCAATCTTATCGTTGACCCACCACCCGATCAGTCCTACACCATCACGGCTGATTACTGGAGTACTCCAACAAAACTCGCCGCCAATACCGATATCTCTGCAATCCCAGCGCAGTATCACCGCATTGTCGTTGCGAGAGCGAAGACGATGTGGGGTGAGCGGGAAGAGGCTCCCGAAATACTCCTAGCCTCTTCGGCGGAATATCAAGACCTACTCGACAAACTGGAATCACAAGCCCTGCCCGGTCAGAGAACTAGACGCTTCGGCAACGTAGATTCTGATCAGGTTGTACAGGTTATATGACCAATATTTATGCCAACCTAATTAGTCGGTCTTCGTTCCCTGCGTCCTCTATGAGGGCGAAGTATTTCCCCTTCCGGGGCGGGGAGATTCTGACTGACCCCGCGTTATCGCAAGAGCCGGGCAGTTTGCTGTACGGAAAGAATTACGAGGTCTACCCCGAAGGTGGCTACCGAAGAATAGACGGGTACGAGAGATATGATGGACGTACAAAACCATCGGAGAGTCTTTATTACATCCTTGAGTTCGACACCGGAACAACAGCGGCAGTTGACACTGATACGATCACCGGGGTCACATCTGGAGCGACTGCTGAACTCATCGCAGATGCAGTAGTTGAAAGCGGGACATATGGTGGTAGCGATGCTGTCGGGTATATGGCTGTTGCGTTGCTGACAGGTACTTTCACAGTAGGTGAGAATATTCAGGTCAGTGCCTCTACGGTTGCTGTGGTTAAAACTGCTGAAAACGCGCTTGGCGCAACCACCGATGCGCTTGATACCACTTATACACAAGCGGGGATTGAACGCGCAAGAACTAAGATCGGCACGGTAACCGGATCAGGCCCGATACGAGGCGTGTGGGTTTACAACGGCTCGACTTATGCCTTCAGAGATAACGCGGGTGCGACTGAGTGTAAGATGTTCAAAGCATCTTCCTCTGGTTGGGCGGCAGTCGATCTTGGTCAATACATCAAGTTTAATACTGGGAGTGCCGCTGTAACAGAAGGCGCTACGCTAACTGGCGCTACATCAAGTGCAACCGGCACTGTAAGGCGTGTTGCAATCAGAACAGGCACGGTTGGCGGCAGTGATGCAACCGGCGTGTTCGTCCTTACAGGTGTAACAGGAACATTTCAGTCTGCCGAAAATCTCCAAGTAAGCGCCTCTACGGTAGCCGTGTCTACAAGCGCACTGGTCACTGTCGCGCTAGTCCCCGGTGGTCGGTATGAATTCGTCAACTACAACTTTGGCGGTTCCTCATCGACAAACCGACTGTACTGGGTCGATGGGTTTAACACAGCATTTGAGTTTGACGGCACATATGCCGTCCCATTGTTCACAGGGATGTCCGTTGACACACCGAAACATCTGGCCGCGCATAAAAAGCATCTTTTCCTCGGTTTCCACAAAGGTTCACTACAGCATTCATCTATAGGTGACCCCTACGGATGGAGTGTAGTTACAGGCGCGAGTGAGTTAGGCACTGGTGACGAGATTTCAGGGCTTCAGGTTATGCCCGGTGATGCGATGGCGATCTTTAATCGAAACCGCATCTACATACTGTATGGAACAAGTTCAGCAGATTGGAACCTGAAAACCTTTTCGGACAATTCTGGTGCGATTGAGTGGACGATCCAGAACCTAACTGAAACCATGTTTTTAGATGACCGTGGTGTAACGACCTTCTCAGCGGTCAATGCTTACGGCGATTTCACCATGAACGCCATTAGCAAAAAGATTAAGCCGCTGATTGATGACAAGAAGGGGTTATCTATAGCCTCAATCAGGGTGAGAAAGAAAGGGCAGTACCGTCTATTCTTTAACGATGGCACGGCTATCTACGCCACATTTTCGGGAAACAAGTTGGCGGGGTTTATTCGTATTGATTTAGACAAAGTTGTTTATACAGTCTGCTCTGCCGAAGACACAGATGGAAATGAGATTCTGTTTTTCGGATCAGACGATGGCTATATCTACCAACTGGACGCTGGCACATCATTTGATGGCTCAGAGATTGAAGCAATACTCCGACTCTCGTACTACCACTTTGATTCCCCCACCAGAGATAAGCGGTTCCGCAAGATTCAGTTCGAGATGTCGGGAGATTCAAGCATTGCGCTCCAGTTCCAGCCTGACTTCTCTTATGCAGATGCAAACGTGCCGGAGGCTCGCACCCGTGACCTTTCAGTTCAAGGTAGTGGTGGTTATTGGAACATCCATAACTGGGATAACTACAACTGGAGCGGGCAAGTTATTTCAACCGCAGAAGAAAATTTAGATGGGGTCGGAACCAATATGGGTATTCTCGTTCTCTCTGAAGCAACCTATGAGCAACCGCACATCTTACAAGGTGTGACGGTTCACTACAGTCCACGGAGGATACGCCGCTAATGGCAAATTCGTACTATTCGAGACAAGGCTCCTACACGAAAGGCACATTAAGCAGGGGCGATGTCGTTAAGTCTGATTTCGATGCCCTCGTTACGGCATGGGATACGGGTGAAACAAATATTGAACGCGCAATCAAATTGCCTGATGAATCAACTGATTTCGAGTTCACCGAAAATGCCGCCACTAGAGCAAACAAGGCTATCGGGTTCGACTCCACCGGGGCTTTAGAACTCCAGACCGGCGTTGGTAGTTGGGAAGGGACTTGGGCGACCACCACTGCATACGAACTACGGGATGTCGTAGTAGACGGGGCGGCTGGAGCCAGTACCGATAACCTCTAT